TGCCTGGAAGACCTGGCCGCGGAGGATGACCGGCTCTTGGATTTGGCCGAACGCCTGCAGCTCATCGACCAGAAGGCGACGAAGTTCGACGGCACGCTGACATTGGCGGAAATCATCCAACTTGCGAATGACCACCCGACTCCCCGAAACCGAGTCGCCGGGCTGCTCGCCTGAATCGGCGCGTGTACTCAAGCGCCGGCTGCAGGCCGACTGGCGGTTCTTCTACCAGCAGGTGCTGCAGGCCCCGCCCTTGTGGGCCAAGCAGGAGCAACTCTGGGACTCCGTCGCCGCGCACTCGCGCACGTTGGTCATGAGCGGCCATGCCACGGGCAAGGACTACACCATCGGCCGCATCGTGCCGTGGTTCTTGCTGGCCTGGTCGCCGGCGATCGTCATCACGACGGCCCCGACCGACCGGCAGGTTCGCAAGGTGATCTGGGGCGAGATTCATGCCGCCGTGCGCAACAGCCCCATCGCGCTCGGCGGCAAGCTGCTGGAGCAAGAGTGGGTGCTGGGCGAGAAACACTACGCCATCGGGTTTACGACGCGGGACTACGCCAACGCCAGCCAGCGGTTCCACGGCTTCCATCAGGAGCATGTGCTGATCGTGATGTCGGAAGCCGCCGGCATCCATCCGAGCTTGTGGGAGTCGTTGGAAGGTATTGCCATCGGCGAGCATGTGCGGGTGCTGGCGGTCAGCCAGCCCACCGGCGATGCCGGGCCGTTCTATGAAGCCATTCGAACGGGTTGCCGAAACGGCCTGGAGTGTCGTTGCGCGAATTGGCATCTGCTGGAGATGTCCTCGTGGGAGGCCGCGGAGGCGAATGCGCGCCTCGGCATCAAAGGCCTGGCCACGACCGCCTGGTGCGAGGAGCGCAAAGCCCAGTGGGGCGAGGACTCGCCGCTCTATCAAGCCCGGGTGCTCGGCCAGGTGCCCATGACGAGCGTGGATCGCATCATCGCGCTTTCGTGGGCGGTCCGCGCAACCGAGCTGGACGGCTCCAGTGAAGGCCCCGGAGGGATTGGTGTCGACGTGGCCTGGAAAGGCGATGACGACTCGGTGATCACGGTCGTGCGCGGCGCGCGGCAGACGCGGCGCGAGGTGATCCACGGCCAGGACACCATCCAGGTGACCGGCCGGACGCTGCAGGTGCTCCGCGAGGAGGGCCTCACGAATGTGGCAGTGGATGTGGGCGGAATCGGCGCTGGCGTGTACGACCAGCTGCAAGCGGCCTCCGGCGACTTGGGGCTCAACGTCATCGGCGTCAACTTCGGCGCCGCTGCGGATGAGGCGAGCCTGTACGCGGACAAGGCAGCCGAGATGTGGTGGCAGCTGCGCGAAGACCTGCGGCTGGGGAAGTTTCAGACGCTGCCCGGCGATGAGCAGATCGCCCAGTTGACCAGCCGCAAGTGTGCATTGGATGCGAAGGGCCGCATTCAGCTGGAGAAGAAAGAGCTACTGCGCAAGCGCGGCCTGCCGAGCCCGGATCAGGTCGATGCGCTCGTGCTGGCGCGCGAAGCGCAGCGGCAGCATGACGTCCTTGATCTCCTCGTGCTGGCCGCTGAGCGAGCGGTGGACGACGATCACGCGGTCTGGAGAACACTGTGATGGCGAAGGACCAGCTCACGACGTGCTGTTCACTGTTGGTACTCACCGGCATGAGCAGCATCGTGATCGGCGCGTTTCTGAGCAGCGTGGCGGCAGGCTGCATCACGTTGGGCGTCGCGTTGGTGGTCGTCGGCATCTTGGGCCGCGCCAGTCTGGAGTGAGCACGATGGCCTTGGATCTCCTGGCTCCGATTCTGCGGCAAGCGCCCAAGCCGATGTTTCCGACGGTGGTGGCCGGCGAGGCGGCGACTGGCCGGATCACGCCACGCAACTATTCCGCCATGGTGCAAGCCGACAACTCCTGGGTCTACGCCTGCGCGCGGGTCAATGCGCAGAACGTCGCCAAAGTCGAGCTGCGGCTGTTCCACCGGATGAGCGATGGCGGTCGCGAGCCGGTGCCGTCGCATCCGTGGCTGGACCTGTTGCGGATGGTCAATCCGCACATGAACCGCTTCGAGCTGCTGGAGCTGACCGATCTTTATCTCGAGCTGATTGGCAACGCCTACTGGTATCTGGCCCCCCAGCGGCTGACGAATCCGATGAGCGGCCAGCGCATTCCCGGCGAACTCTGGGTGCTCATGGGCCAGTATGTGCGCGTGGTGCCGGGCCGGGAGCGATTGGTCGATGGCTATCTCTATACTCCGCCCGGCACCATCCGGCCGGTCGCCTTTGGCGTGGACGAGATCGTCCACTTCAAGCTGCCCAGTCCTGAGAGCCTCTACTACGGCAAAGGCTGCGTCGAGGGCGGGCGCTTCGCGGTCGACAGCAACGAGTTCCAGAAGAAATACGAAATCGGCCTGTTCAAGAACATGGCCCGGCTCGAAGGCGTGCTCATGACGGACAAGGACTTGAGCGATGAGCAGGTGCGCCGGCTGCGGACGGAGTGGAACCGGCTGTATCAAGGAGCCGACCGGGCCGGCAACATCGCGATCTTGCAGCGCGGCATGAAGTATGAAGCCGTGGCGGCGACGCCCAAGGATCTCGATTACCTCCGCGGACGGATCGCTACGCGCGAGGAGATCTGCGCGGTCTTCGGTGTGCCACCCTCGAAGCTCGGGTTGGTCGCAGACGTCAACCGGGCCAATGCGGAGGCCAACGACCTCACCTACCAGAGCGAGACGATCCTGCCGCGGCTGCGGCGGATCGAGGAAAAGCTCAACGAGCGGATCCTGCCGATCTACGATCCGACGCTGGAGGTGGCGTTCGATAATCCCGTGCCGCGCGACAACGAGTATGCGCTGCGCAAGCGCGATTCGGATCTGGATCGCGGCGTCATTACGATCAACGAGGTACGCGGGGACGACGGCAAAGACCCCGTGGCGTGGGGCGACGAACCGCTCCCCTCCGTCCTCTCCGGACCGCCCAGCCTTGGACTGGGCGCAGCTGGAGCCGCAGCGGGCGATGGGCATGCGCTGATGAGAGCGGCGCGAGAATCGGTCTGGGCGCGATTCATCCATGCCACGAGGCCGGTCGAGAAGGCGATGCGGCTCGCCATGCAGCTCTATTTTACGCAGCAACGTCGGATCGTCGAAGCCAACCTGGACAAGCTCAAAGCCTATACGCCGATCACGCGCGATCTGCTCGCGGACTATCTCCTGTTTCCGATGGCGAGGGAGCAGGAGCGCCTGGGAGAGGCGGCACGGCCGCTCATCGAGCAGGCGCTGCAAGCTGGCGCTACATTCGGGAGCGCGGGCCTTGGCGAGCTCGACTTCGAGGTGCTCAATCCGCTGGTGCTTGAAGCGGCGCGCCAACGGGTCGCCTTTTTCAGCAAGCGGATCAACGAGGAAACCGCGCGGGCGCTGACCGAGCAGATCCGCCAAGGCCTCCAAGCCGGCGAAGACATGCTCCGCATCGCGGAGCGGATTACCGAGGTCTACGACCAGGCCGTCGGCTTTCGGAGCCTGCGCATTGCCCGGACTGAGGTCATCAGCGCGAGCAACCGTGGCGTCTTGGCCGCCTATGAAGCCGGCGGCGCGCAGAGCAAGCAATGGGTGACGGCGGGCGATGAGCACGTGCGCGAGACGCATCAGGCGGCGGAAGGCCAGGTGCGCGGCGTGCATGAGCCCTTTGTCGTCGGCGCAGCGCTCCTCGATCACCCCGGCGATCCCAAAGGCCCGGCCAAGGAGATCGTCAACTGTCGCTGCACGATGATTCCGGTGATGCGGTAACGAGCAGGAGGATGACGCGATGAGTGTTGCGCTGGATGAGGCCCGCATCGTGCGGGTGCGGTTGGATACACCGGAGGGCCGAGCCGTGCGGCAGGCGCTCGGTCTTGAGGAGACCGTCCCGGAGCTGGTGCGGGCCTATTGCTTGGGCGAGTGGAAAGCGGCCGGCGAGGATGGCCAGCGGCCGGTGCTGATCACGACGGATGATGAGGATCGTATGGGCGACATCATCGTGCCGGAGGGCGCGATCCTGGAGCACTACCGCAAGAACCCGGTCATCCTCTGGGCGCACGACTACACGCTGCCGCCGATCGGGAGTGCGCAGTGGATCAAGAAGACCGACCACGGGATCTTCGCCAAGCCGCGCTGGGCCTCGACGGAATTCGCGCAGCAAATCCGGCTGCTCTACGACGAGGGCCACATGAAAGCGTGGTCAATCGGCTTTCTCCCGAAGGCGTGGGAAGACATCCAGAGCAAAGATCCCAGCAAGCCCGGCGTCACGGGCCGGCGCTACACGAAGTGGGAGTTGCTGGAATTCTCCGCGGTGCCGGTCCCGGCGAATCCGCACGCGCTGAGCCTCGCTGTGGCGAAGGGCCTCACGCTCAGTGAGCCACTGCGGGCGCAGCTGCAAGTGTCAATGCCAGAGCTGCCGCTTGAGGAGCAGATGCGGTGGGATGCGGCGCAATCGAACGAGTTCAGCTTCCGCGAGACGATGGAAGTCTGGATCTCCGGTGAGGCAGGCCAGCACTGGGTCGGCTATGCGCTCAGGGTCGCGGATGAGCGCACACCGACCGTGGTGCAGACACTCATCTTCAGCAAGGAGGTCTTCAAGACCGCGGAGAGTGCGCAGACCTGGGCGAAGGAGCACGACTTCCAGCACGACAAGGTGGATGAGACCGACGACAGCTGGCGGCTGCGGCAGCGCGACCCCGGCGACTTCGATCCGGAGAGCTTCCGGACGATCACGCTCACCACAGGGGTGCAGGCGGTCGTCGGACATCTGAAGAAGGGTGCGCAGGCCGTCATCGGGCCTGACCGCGAAGACGCTGCTGCGGCCGATGCGGCAACACCGGATCTCACGCAGATGCGAACCGAGCTGGCTGACGTCAAAGTCGGACTGGCCGCGGCCGTCCAGCGCATTCACGCACTGGAAACCGAACGAGGAGACGCCGTGCGGATCCGCATCGCCGTGGATGGCGATGCGGAGAGCCGCGCAGAGCCCGTGATTCGAGTCGCAGGCGCGTCGCTCACCAAAGCCGAGCTGGCCAAGGTGTTGGGCGACGCGATCGACGGACGCATCCGGACGCTCACCGGTGTGGTGTCGTAACGCGATCACTATTGGACAAGTCAGGAGCCAATCGCATGAGCCAAGCGGTGAAGGAATTGAGCATGGAGGAGTTCAAGAGCCTCATCGGCCAGGTGGTCGATGAGAAGCTCGCGCCGTTGACGAAGGTGGACCGGAAGTGGGGCGCCTTTCCCGGCGTGAAAGAAGAGGAACTCGATCAACTCGCCTGGGCGGAGAAGTTCAAGATCTTCCTCCGTGCGCTGGTGCGAGGCCAGGTCGAGGTCTGCACCGAGATGCAGCGCCACTGGGGCACGGAGGCCCAGATCAAGCAACTGACCGAAGGCGCGGACACCGCCGGCGGCTTCTTGGTGCCGGAGGAGTTCCGCGCGGAGGTGATTCGGATCATCCCGAAGTACGGCGTCTTCCGGCGCCTCGCGCGCGTGATCCCGATGAACACAGACACGCTGCGCATCCCGCGCCAGACGGCGACGGTGAGTGTCAGCTGGCCGGGCGAGGCCAAAAAAGGCACGGGTTCTAAGCCGACGCTGGGCCAGGTGCTCTTGAACGCCAAGACGATGGTCGGCCTGTGCAGCTACTCGCTGGAGTTCTTGGCGGATGCCGGGCTGCCGGTCATCCAGTACCTGCAGACGATCTTCGCGGAGGAGTTCGGCGCGGAGGAGGATAACCAAGCCTTCAACGGCACGGGCGTGCCGTTTATCGGCGTGCTCAACGCCGCCGGCGTGAACACGGCCTACCTCGGTGGCTCCAGCACCTCGGGCAAGACCACGATCGGCAGCGCGACGATCGACGACATGATCGACGCGGCCGACAAAACGACCGAAGACGCGGATGAGGGGGCGGTCTACGTCTTCAACAAGGCGCTCAAGACCGTGCTGCGCAAGGTCAAGGTCACCAGCACCTACGCCTGGGCCGAAGCCTCGAAGGATGCACCGGGCACCCTCAACGGCTACCCCTGGTACACCAGCAAGAAGCTGCCGAATGTGCCTGGCGTGAACACGGCCTTTGCGATCTACGGCAACTTCGGCTACGCGTTCCTCGGGGATCGCGAGCAGATGACGATCGCGATCACCCGCGAGGGGACGATCGGCGCCGACAACCTGTTCGAACAGAACATGGCCGGCTTGCGGATCACGGAACGCATCGCCATCGACATCGCGGTGCCGAGTGCCTTCACCGTGATCAAGACCGCGGCGTCGTAATCAACCGTTGGGAAACAGCTGAAAGGAGTCAGGCATGTCCCGTGAGATCAAGAGTGCGATCAACCCGAACAATGCCCAAGTGCCGGCGGCGGTGACCGCCTCCGCGAACACGACCGGCCTGGACTGCTCGGGGTACGACGAAGTCGTGTATCTGCTGGCTGTCGGCGCGGTGAGCGGCACCTCGCCCACGCTGGACGCGAAGGTGCAGGAGTCCGCGACCCAGGGCGGCACCTACGCCGACATCTCTGGGGCGGCGTTCGCGCAGCTGACCAACGCGAATCATGCGCTGCATCTGAACGCGCGCGTGAATCCGGCGAAGCCGTTCCAGCGGGTGGTCCTGACGCTGGGCGGGACGACGCCGAGCTTCACCATGGCGCTGCTGCAGCTGCGGTGCAATCCGCCGCTGCTGCCGGCGGCAGCCGGTTCGTAACGACGCGAGGGAGTGGGCCTGGGCGGATGCGCACGCCGCCCTAGCCCGGCTCCTCACAGCGCGGATGGAGGACGACATGGCACCGAGCGCGTACTCCGGCGTGCGGGTGGTCACGGAACTTGGAATCGAGTTCGTCGAGCTGACCTGCCCGTCGTGCGGCACGACGCAGACACTGACCACCGATGAAGCACGCGGCAAGCGCTCGACGATCTGCCGCAACGACCGGTGCAGCTTCAAGCAGCAGGTGAACTGGCTCGACGTGCTCGCGGAGACAATGGTTCGCAAAGACACGCGATGGCGCTGACGACGCACGAACGGCTCAAGGAGTATCTCGGCATCAAGACCGACGACACCACGAAGGATGCCCTGCTGGCGGAGTTCGTCGAGCGCATCAGTGCGGCCATCAGCACGCGGTGCCAGCGCGTCTTTGAATTCGAAAGCGGCATCACCGAGTACGAAGACGGCGACGGTCTCGGTAGCGAGCTGCTCGTGCGGCGATATCCCATTGTCTCCGTGACAGCGCTCTATGACGACCCGGATCGCCAGTACAGCAGCGCGACGTTGATGGCGGCCACGGACTACACCGTGGACAAGAACCGGGGCATCATCCGGCTTGATGGGTTCCGGTTCCTCAAAGGCCTGCAGAACATCAAGGTGGTCTACGACGGCGGCTACAGGGTGATCCCGCAGGACCTCGAGCGGGCCGCGATCATCCTCGGCGCGGCGGAATTTCTGGATTCGCAGTCCGAACTGAAAGTCAGCGTCGACGTGGAAACCGTGGAGCGCATCAGCCGCCAGCGGGAAGACGCGGATCGGATCATCGGACTGTATACGCGGTGGGCGCTGTGATGCCGGAGAGTGAGTTCGTACTCACCGTCGAGGGCGAACAGGAGCTGCGGCAGAAGATGGATCGGCTGCCGGCGCGCATCCGCCAGCGTGTGGGCGAGCGGGCCTTGCTGACGAGCGCGTTGCTGCTTGAGGCACACATCAAGCAGAACAAACTCTCCGGCCAAGCGCTGCGCGTGCGCAGCGGCCGGCTGCGCAGCTCGATCAGCCATCGGCTGGAGCGCGCGGGAGAGGACCTCACGGCCGTTGTCGGCACGAATGTCGTCTACGCGCGGATCCATGAGTTTGGCGGAACGGTCACGCCAAAGCGCGCAGCGCATCTGGCGATTCCCACCGACATCGCCAGAACACCGGCGGGCGTGCCGCGCTATACCGCGCGGCAGCTGGTCGCCAATCCCGGGATCGGCGGCTTTGCGCGCACGTTCTTCAGGAACCACAAGCTCTACGGGGTCACGCGCAGCGGCAGAGTCAGGGCGGCGTTTGTCCTGGTCAAGAGTGTCACGTTCCGGGAGCGCCGGTACATGCGCAGTGCCCTGGCGGAGAAGCGGACCGACATTCTGCGGACCATCACCACGGCAGTGGAGGAGGCGCTGAGAGAGACATGAGCACCACCAAAGCCATCCTCACCGAGGTCAAGAACGTCCTCGCGGCCGACGCCACCCTCGCCGGCTACATCCAGAAGGTCGAACTGGGCCTGCGGCGCGGCATCCCGCCGCAGGACGTGCCCATCATCATGGTCGAGCCGGCCACGGTGACCGAAGCCTACCCAGCGTACCCGCAGATCGATGCGCACTTCGGCGTGGTGGTCGCGGCCTACACGCGGGCCTTCGACCTGGAGGCGCGGCTGGTGGGCGATGCCAACTACAAGGGCATCCTCGAGCTGGAGCGCGACATCAAGCTCGCGCTGGGGCTGAAGTACCCGACCTTGAACAATCAAGTGATCGAGTTTACCTTTCCCCGGACGGAGTTCGGCGTCAGTGACGACTTGGCGGAGTTTCCGGTGCGCGGCGTGCTGATCGACGTGGATCTGCACTACCGCACGCAACTGGACACGCGCAGCTAACACAGGAGGCGCACCACGATGGGACTGCGGCGACGAGCCTTGATCCTCGCGAAGGAGGAAGCCACGTATGGGACGGATGCCACACCGACCGTCGCCTCGAACGCGCTGTTGGCGTTCAATCCGACGCTGAACCCGGTCGGGGCGAAGGTGAATCGTAACCCGGTCCGCGACACGATCAGCGGCTCACCTGGGCTGCTCGGCTCGCGCTACTACGAGCTCAGCTTTGAAACCGAGTTTTACGGCTCCGGCGCCGCCGGGACCGCCGCGCGCTACGGCGATCTCTTGGAAGCCTGCAGCATGACGGAGACCATCAGCGCGGGCGTCTCCGTGACCTACAAACCGAACAGCCTCGGGACCGGGGCGAAGTCGGTGACACTCTACGCAAATTTCGATGGCCGCCTGCATAAGCTGACCGGCTGTGTGGGCACCTTCGAACTGATCCTGCAGGCCGGACAGCCTGCACGGATCCGCTGGACGTTCCGCGGCCTCTACACCGCGCCCACCGACACGGCCCTGGCGGCGCCGACCCTCGAGGCCAATGTCAACGCGCCTCCGAAAGTGCTGGGCAGCGCCTTCACCTTCAACAGCATCAGTACGCTGGTCGTGCAACAGCTCAGCGTCAACCTTGGCAATACGATCGCCAACCGCGAGGACGTGAACGCGACCCACGGCTACAAAGGCTTCGCGGTGACGGGGCGGCAGGCCACCGCCACGATCAATCCCGAAGCCTTCGCGGTCGGCACCTACGATCTGTTCACCGATTGGCTGAACGCGACCCTGCGCCAGTTGTCGGTGGTGGTCGGCGCGACAGCCGGCAGCATCATGACCCTCACGCTGCCCAAGTGCGAAGTCGACGACGTGCGGCAAGGCGACCGGGACGGCATCGAGACCTGGGAAATCCCCCTAAGCCTCGCCTACAACACGGGCGATGACGAGGTCCAGCTCGTCTTCACCTAATCGGAGGATGGGCATGGTGCAGCTCGACGCGGAGATCGTCGGAGAGCATACGGACGGCGGAGTGGTGTTCGTCAGGGTACAACAGCGGGGCCAGGACATGACGGTGCTGATTCCCAAGCACTGGGTGGTCAACCACAAGGAGGACGCAGCGAATGATCAAAGCGATCACGCCGGATCAGACGTTTGAGTACGTGTGCGAATCCGACCGCACCAGCGAGCAGCCGACGAAATGGGTGCTCGGCGTGCTCGACTCCCGGCTCATGGCGCACATCGAGGACACGGTCGCCAAGCTGGAGATGGGCCACAAAGGCAGCGACCGGGCTGAGCCGGTCTTCCGCACCGGTACCCGCCGCTGGCTGCTCGTGAAGTTCGGGCTGCGCGGCTGGGTCCACTTCGGCGACGCCCAGGGCCAGCCCATCGCAGAGTCCTTCGAGACGACACCCCTGTTTGGCAAGTCCTACAAAACAGTCAGCGACCGCGTGCTGGAGTTGATCCCCACCAACGTGTTGACGGAGTTGGCGGGCCAGATCGGCGAACAGAATCACTTGCAGGAGGCCGACAAGCGCCCTTTCGGCTGATCGTGGAGCTGCGGGGCGCGAAGATCAGCTGCCTGAACAACGAGCGCTGCCGATGCGTACGCGAGATGCAACCATGGCTGCAGATCACCGACGAGGACACCGGCGAGGTCTGGGACATTGCGGGCTGCCCGTTCGCGCAGCTCGATCCAGTCGCCATGGAGTATGTGCGCTGGTACGGGTACTGGCAGCGCGGCTTGCTGCCGGTGCCGGGCGGGGTGCTCGATCAAACGCAGCTGTTTCTCGAGGTGATGGAGTATCTGGACACGCTGGTGAATCGCAAGGACGCACGTGATGCCGACGAATGCCGAACTCGCCGTGATTCTCCGATTCCGCGATCAGGCTTCCCAAGCCGTGAAGCAGGCCGCACGTGGGATCAGTCAATCCATTGAGGGGATCGGGACAGCCGTCCAATCGGCCGGACGGCACATGCGCCAGCTCGGCCGCGAGATGCTGCAGTTGGGCGCGGTGGTCACGGGGGCGTTCACTATCGCGATTCGGGATGCGACCGCGACCATCCCGGCGGTGCGGGATGCGGTGCGCTCCATGGGGGCGGAGTTCTCGCGGTTCAATCAAGACATCGCCCAAGCCGTCGTGCCGATCCTCAACGATCTGGCCAACGCGATTCACGCGATCCGATTGGCCTTTGAATCGCTCGATCCAGCGCAGCGCGATTTCCTCGTGCGCGTGATCTTTGTCGGCGGCATCGTGACACTCGTCGCCGGGACCGTGCTGCGTTTCGCCGGGACGTTCCTCATGGCGGCCGGGAACATCCTCCAGTTCATCGGCGCGCTCATGCTGGCCCACCCGATCATCGCCGCCCTCGCCGTCGTGGTCATCACGGTCATCAGCGTGATGGGCGGCTGGGAGCAGGCGTTTCTCGCAGCGGCCCGGGCGACCGATGTGATCATCGAGAGCGTGCAGGTCTTGGCGAATCTCCTGGCGTCCGGCCTGCTCCGCACCATCGCGGCAGTCGCCCGCGGGCTTGAAGCCCTCTACACCATCTTGGGCAAGCTGCCGGGGCAGTGGGGTGCCAATTACCGCGAGGCCGCCAAGGCCGTGCAGGGCTTCCGCGACGACATGGATCGCATGGCCATCGGCGCCGAGCAGGCGGTGAATCAGCATTGGAATGCGGCCGCCAAACGGTTCAAAGAAGGCGGCGGTGTGGTCGAAGCCACCGTCAAGAATGCGTCCTCCGGCATCAAGGCATTCATCGAGGCCCTGAAGAACAGCCGCCCGGAGCTGCAAGCATGGAACACGGCGCTGATCGAAGACCTCAAGAAGTTTTGGGCCAGCTACACGGATGTGAAGCAGCGTGTGAGCGAGACGCTGACGGGAGCGGTCAATAACCTGGAAAGCCGCTTCACCACCATCTTCCAGAAGATCATCACTGAAGGCGGCAAGGCCAAGGACGCGTTCAAGGAGTTCGGTCGCGCCATCCTGGAAACCGTTGCGGGCATGATCGCCAAGTTTCTCGCGTTCATCGCCACCGTCGCGGTCGTGGCCGCCGTGCTGGCCGCCTTCGGCGTGCCGCCCTCGGCCACGTTCCGCGCCGCATTCAAATTCGTTGGGGGCTTCCACCAGGGCGGCTATGTGCCGGGGATTCCCATGAAGTCCTACCACGCCGGCGGCGAAGTGCTGGCGAACTTGGAGCAAGGTGAGTTCGTCGTCAACAAGGACGCCACGCGCAAGAATCGCGGACTGCTGGAACAGATCAACAACGGGACGGCAGCCGGATCGGGAGGGATGCAAGTCGTGAATATCTGGCAGATCAACGCCACCGACGCCCAGAGCTTCCGCAATCAGATGGCGCAGAACGCGGATCTGGTCGAGGCGATGTTTCAAAAAGCCGTGAAACGCAACAGCGGCGCGATGCGCCAAGCAGTCCGGACATGACGGTGCACCTCCCTGGATGGTTCGTGATCGGTGTGTGCGTGCTGGCGCTCGTCTGGTGGATGATCCGCGCCGTGTTGTGCTGGCTCTTTCGGCATGGGCCACCCTGATGGCGGTCAGCGACGTCCTGCCGATTGATCCGTCATTCCCCGTCGTGGAGCGCCTGATCCAAAAAGTGCTGACGAGCGATCCGGATTCAGGACAGGAACAACGCAAGCTCAAATGGCAAAATCCCAAGCGCGTTTGGAAGCTCCACACCGAGCACATGACCAACGCGGAGATGGATACCCTCCGCGCCTTCTTCTTGGCCCGGAAGTTCGCGTTCGACGTGTTTGCCTTTCTGCCGCCGAAGAATCTGGATCGCCTGGTGACGGGGCTGCCCTGCGGGACCGGCAACGGCTCGACGACCGTCTTCACGATCGGCAACAGCGCGACCCCACCGTACTACTACCGGCTGTTCACCGGCGCCGGCACGCGCAATCAAGCGTACAAGGACGGCTCGCCGTCGGCGGCGACCTTCGCCAACAACGACGGCGGGCTGATCTCGACGGTGACGTTCAGCACGGCTCCTGCCAACGGGGTCGTGATCACGGCCGACATCGACCGGTACCTCATTTGCCGCTTGGTGGACTCGCAGGCGGTCTTCGCCTTGGAGCATTACGGGATCGGCAGCATCGACGACTACGAGATGATCGAAGTCTTCCGGAGCTCCATCACATGACGCTGCCGAGCGAAGCGTATCTGGTGATCCTGCCGCCAGCCGGATGGCTGCTCTGGACGTGGGGCGGTCTAAATTGTCGACCGGCGCGGTGGGTGCTGTGGCCGCTCGTCGCTGGCGCGTGCGTCGTGCTTTCGCTGAACTGGTGGCGCGCGGTTGGCCTGGCCGTCTCGATGGCGGCGACGCTGAGTGCCGGATACGGACCCAAGAGCCGCCTCTACTGGATCATCAAGAAAGCCTGGCTCGTGGAAGCGATTATGGGAGCGCTGTACGGCCTGTCGCTGCTCTGGGTCGGCTGGAACTTCTGGATGGCGGCCGTGATGGCGTATGTGCCGGTCGGTTTCAGGCTGTCTCGCCAATGGCTGCCGTCCTGGACGCACAAGTACGTTGAAGGGTTCACGGGGTTGTTCCAGGGACTCGCGATTGCCAAGCGATTGGCGGGGGTGTGATGGCGCGCGCGACCTCGGCAGCGCTCAACACGGAACTGGCGAAGCACCAGAACAAGCCGATGGAACTGCTGGACCTCTTCTTCGGCTCGCAGGTCAACGATGATGCCTCAACCCTGCACTATGCGCTCGGCACCGACGCTCCGGTGACCTTCTTCAACGTCGATGGCGTCTCAAAGACCTATACGCCGCTGCCGGTGTCGCGCAGCGAAGTCACCAACGTCCTGGACACCGAAACCCGCACGCTGACGCTGCAGATGGAGAACATCAGCCGCACGTTTCAGGCGTTCTTCTTCCAGGGCGCGGATTTCATGCGCGACAAGCGGATCCTGCTGCGTCATGTGGATCTGAATGCGCTGGCGGGCGCCGGAGATGCGGTCATTCTCCTCGACGGCACGATTGCGAGCGTGCGGATCACCGAGAAGGTCTGCCAGCTGGAACTGGCCGGCGCGATTGGGAACTTGACCTTTCAGACGGGCCGCAAGATCGACCGGCTGTGCCCGCTGACCTTCGCGGGCAGTCTGTGCGCCGCCGGGATCAGCGCGGCCACCCTGAAGCAAGAGCAGACCGACACCGTGGCGGCCGGGTCGACCAAGACCGCCATCAAGCTCTCGACGGTGAACAACGCCAATAAGTATTACGCCATCGGAGAGCTCGAGTTCACCTCCGGGCAGAACATCGGGCAGATCCGCAAAGTGATCACGTGGACGCAGAGCACCAAGACCGCGGTCGTGGACTTTGGCTTCACCTCCACCCCGCAGGTGGGGGATACGGTGAAGATTCGCCGCGGCTGCGACAAGACGGTCAATGAATGCAAGACTCGCTACACCGAGATCGATGCCGCCAACGGAAACACGGCGAACTTTCACGGCTTCCCAACGGTCGTCGACAGCGTGAACCCATGATGACCGACGCGATCGAACAGTCGGTAGGACACATCTCTGCTGCTTCGCATGATCAGCAGCCCTCAGGCTCCAGCGAGCCCGAGATTCCTTACCGGCCCATGACCGAGCAGGAGTACGAGGCGTATGTGAGCCGGTGGATCGGGATTCCGTATCAGCTCAATGGCAACGATCCGGCGGTCGGACTCGACTGCCGCACGTTGGCGATT